GAGCTTCGTCAGATCCGTCAGCGCAGCAATGTCTACAGCCAGCAGGTTAGCGTCATCCTCAAGGGAGCGCTCGGCAAGGCTCCCTTGTCCGCCCAGCCCCGCATTATTGATGAGGTAGTCGACCGGGAGGCCAATGCGCTCCACTTCCGCGAAGAGCGAGGCGGGCGCGTCGGGCTCAGCGAGGTCCTTCGCGAGGACGTGGACGGAGACATGATGGGCTTGCTCCAGCTCGGCCTTGAGAGCGAGCAGGCGCTCCTCACGGCGAGCGACGAGGATAAGGTTGCCCCCCAAGGAAGCATGCAGGCGGGCATAAGCTTCGCCGAGCCCACTGGAAGCCCCCGTGATGAGGGCGGTCTTAGCGTGATCCATACGATGGTAAAAAGGCGCTTTTCCGCACCCCAAAGTAGCCTACTTTTCGTCCTCAAAATGGGCCGTTCAGCGCGAGAGATTAATCAACTGTTATACAAAGCATTATAACGCCATGCGAAGGTAGTCAGATTTTCGTGCGCACGAAAATTTATTTCTGTGCGCACAGAAATTTACCGCCGTGTATAATGCGGAAAACGAATTGTAGCGGGTTTTCCGAAACGAAATGAGGCAAGATGGGAAAACGAATTGTAGCGGAATTTCCCTGAATATAGAAAGAGCGGTGAAGCAACAGAATGCTTCACCGCTTTACTTTTACAAGTGCGCTGATGGTTACTTAAGCTGTGCGATCGGGAGCGCAATAGCCGTGATCGTGATGCTCGTGAATTGGTTATCAAAGAAAGAGCTTGGCAGGTTGAGCTCAAGGCCCTCGTTAGGAGTCAGCGACCAAGTGACGTTACTCATCGGCCCCGACTGAGGAATTGAGACTGATACCTGTAGACAACATCTCTCTGGCCGCAGAAGCGAGTGGCGATTATTACGAAGCTTAAGTGTCGTCCCTTGTGAGATGAGATCGCCATACAGCATAATTCCAGAGCGCACCCATTCACCGCCCTTCGTTTTAGAAAGTGTACCGATGATAGAATTTGGCCGTGCATGCCATGGGATATCCGATGCTAAGCCCTCTTCGGAGAACTTACCATTACTAAACTGTGGAGCAACGAATCGCTCATAGATGACGCCATGGCGAGTGGTGAGTGTTTGTGCGAGACCTGGACGGCCAGCACCAAAAGCATCGATGATTTGGCTCTTCAGGATAGCTCCCTTGAGTTCATGGGTTGGATTCCCATAGTAGAAGGGGTATTTGGGGCTATTTCCGCCAGGCCACCCAGTATATGACTCTGGAAAGATTACTACATGATACGTAGGGAAGCCATCCTCAAAATGCCCGTCTGTGACATCGTACAGAGGGACGCCAACAGAGTTAGATCGAATGTCCGAAGATTTAGCGATGGCCTCGTCAAGTCGAGAGATCTTATCTGAGACTTTATCAAGATCCTCAACCTCATCTAAGAGTGCTCCGAGCGAGTTGGTCTTCAGCCAGCCATACTCTCCCTTTACCAGAGTTGCGACACGCATAGTCCGCGCACCCTTATACACATCGTCGGCAGTGGAGACATCTACGGTAGTCTGCTTGAGCTCCAGCTTATAGGATGTGTTTGGCTCAAGTGGTGCAGATAAGCGGGCCACGTCCACGACCTCACCGGAAAGGATCGCAACACCGGTCTCTGTAGTTGTCGGAGTCTTGAGCATGACCGTCTTATACCCTGACAGCTTCGCGAGGTGAGAGAGTAGAATGATCTGCTGCTGATTGAAGTCGAGAGTCTCTGTAGAGAGAGGATAGTGGCCGGCCTCTCCTGCACGGTTTACCGCCGTGAGATAGTTAGCTGTATTCATAGCTTAAATAGTGATTAGGGGGTGATTAATTAGTTGTCGGTTGGAAGAAAGACAGCGCGTCGTGTCGGCAGCTTATACTGCTCAACCAGCCACATCACGTCAGACAGTCTTGTGTTATACACATCTCGTGGGACATACACACGGAAGCCCGATCTATCTACATTGGTAGACCCTGTGAATGTGCGAAGTAACTTAGGGGAGCTATTAGGGTGCGCTACGGGATACCCTCGACGAACAGCACTGAAGGTATCTACGACACGCCCCGAGGGGGTAATATCTTCAATACGATAGTGGAGGCCTCGAGATGAGGGATACTTCTCCTCGAGCATACCGAGAAGGCTACATACCTGACCATTATGCTCAAGACGATATCTATCCTCATGGATAGCTCGCTCAACAAGAGCATACAGGGTTCTCAGTGGAGCGGTAGCAGCCAGAAGCAAGGCGATAAGCAGAGGCTTTCGTAGGAAAGACGGGAGCGCATCAGAGATGATCTTTTGCCAATCGATGTTAGGTGTAGGGCTCATAGGGCTTATAGTTAATTTGGAGAGAGGTGAGGTTGTAGTAGCCAGCCGATGGGCGGTGATATCCATTGAATGAGCTGAAGCTATCATAGGTAGAAGGACGAGCTGATGCCTCCGAGATCGTAGAAGCCTCGACTCCCGGCACCTTTGAGAGGGCGACGACCAGATCCGAGGTACGGAATATGCCATCAAATGGCAATCCTGATATGCTACTATCTATCACAGATCGTACTTCCTTGTCGAGTGATTCTGTGGGCTTGCCGGACGACATCAGTGTTGGGTAGACATAGACCACCAAGGATAGCTTCAGTTCATCTCCAGGAGAAGACACTACACGAAGAGGCACACCTGCATCTTTGATCATCGCCATATATGCAGTCAGTGGCGTAACAATGCTATCTGACAGGACGACTGGAGCCCCCTTGGAGTCTGCTCCTGCGACCTTAAGAGTCACGACGCCCTGGTACTCAGACGCGACGGCATAGCGCACCACGGCAGCGCGCTCCTGCTCCTCGGGGGTGATGGTGGAGAGGTCGTATCGATCTTTATAGGGTGGCAAGGCGTGACCGTGGAGGTAAGCCTTGGCACGCTGTGCGTACCAGCGGAGCGTGTGTGGTTCTGCTTCGCTGACGAGCTGAGCTACCTCGGTACGGTGCTTATCAAAGAGCACCTCCAAGGTCCACACCGCCGAAGCGAAGGCCCAGAATAAGATGCTCTCCAGGGAGACCTTACTAAACTGTTCATCATAGGTTTTGTTCGGAACGAGCTTGTAGGCGCGCTGGACGGTCGGGTCAGCGATATAGGCAGCGGCTATTTCGCGTCGGATGTCTGAGATGGAGCGAGGCATAGTGACTTATTTGAATGTGAGTTCGTACCCTGATGTCGTCTGAATGAATTGGCCAGCAGGTATGCTGCAGTATTTCATCATCTTAATAGTGGCGGTTGGGAGCATCGGGTCTCCAGGACCAGCCAGATGCTTGCGGATGGCAATGCCCAGCGTGGGATATTCGCCGAACTCACCAGGGACAGCCTCAAGGAGGAAGGCGGCTGTCTGCTCGCGCACCTCACCAAGGGAAAGACGCCCCTTAGAGAGGTCTAAGTCGCCTGTGTCGATAGAGAGAAGAATGCCTAACATAGAATGAGGAGATGAGTGGGTATTTTGTTAGTGCTTGACGTTAGGGTCTTCGTAGTCCCCGCGCTTGCTCTTCTGTAGTTGCTTGCCTGCCCACGAGGTGACGGCAGCCTTGAGGGCAGCACCGCCATCGGAGGGGATAGGTGTCCAGGAGGAGAGGGATTGCTTGAGGGAGTTGATGTCCTGCTCGATGGTGTTGAGCTTCGTGGTCAGCTCCTCTATCTTGATGATGCCACCGAGCTTCCCCCCATTGAAGACGATGCCCTCGGAGGAGAAGTGGAGGGTCTTGTCTCCTATCTTGACCTCAAGAGCGTCGAGCTCGTCTGTGAGAAGCACGACTCCAGTATCTTGTCCGTCGACGAGACCGACGATGACGTAGCTCCCTACCTTGGGGAGGAGCAGGAAGCCATCTTTGCCCTCTTGGTCTCCCTGGAGAGAGCAACCGAGGATAGGAGCGCTCTCATCGAGAGGCTCGCAGTCTACAGCCCGTGCATCACGATCAACTGACGTGACGGTGCATGCCATCAGAACGGTAGGAGCGCCACCAGAGAGTTGTCCTATAAGTTTTGCTATTTGGCTCATATTAGTCTGCTACACGGAAGCCGAGAGTCACGTCTTGGCGAAGACCCTCAGTGCCGTACTTGATAGTTACTTTCTTTACCTGATAGACACCCTTCTTCTTTCCATCAATGATGATACCTACGGTATCGAGCTTATCTAGGAGCTTAGCACCAAAGGTCGTGACGCTGCCAGCCAAGCCGTCACGCTTCAGGCGCTGCATCTCCTGTTCAGCCCAGGCACGCAGCTCTGATTCGCTCTTGCCATAGGTATGGAGGGTACGGAGCTCTCCGTCGGCATCGCCTAATTCGAGCTTGATCTTCTTCGTCTTCCCCTTCTTGGCCGTTGGTTGGAAGGAGATGGCTTTGACCTTGAGACGCATGGTGTCTCCGTGCTGCTCTTTGAGGGAGGAGTCGCTGATGAGGTTGATTCCCGAGGCAATGACCTGCGACGCCTTTCCTGATGCCTCACGGTCAAAGACTACGCCCGCATAAAGGATGGGCTTGCCATCTTCATATCGAAAGAAGCTACGCACCCCCTGCTCTTTAAGCTCTCCGAGGAGGGCTGCCACGTTGTCGGCCTTGACACGGTAAGCCCCGAGGGTCTGTTCACCGAGCACTTTGAAGTCGGTGATCCCTTGGTCGGAGAGGATCTGCGATAGAGAGGCATTGCGATAGGCTTTCTTGACCGTCGCCTGCTTCTTGAGCTGGTACATCTCATCCTCGCACTCGATGACCACGGGAGTCTTGAAGCCGACCTCGCGGATATAGCCTACAAAGGCAAGTTGTAGGTCGTCATCATAGCCAAGGGAGATGCGCACCTTGTCGCCACGGCGGAGCGGTGCACCCTCCTTGTTATCCCAAAGCATACGCTTAGGAAGCGTGAGCTTGCAGGTGTCGGTGAGGTCATCTGTTGAGCGCTCAATCTCGCAGGCAGTGATCTTATCGATGATCCACTTGCGCTCGGACTCTATCTCAACACGAGCGGTAAGGCGATACATAGCTTAGTAGTCGGTAGAGAATACGTTATACTCGTTATCGGAGAGAGCGCTGATGCTGAGCTCTTGGTAATTGCTCTCGGTAGCTTGTGTTAGAGAGTAGCTTTTGATGACAAGGCGGTTGATCTCGAAGAGGTCGAAGAAGGCACTCTGCACGCTGATAGGCTTGTCTACCTCAAGGAACTTGCGGAGCTCACGAAGCCCTTCCTCGGGGTAGACGTTCGCGACCTTACCATCCTCGACGCCCTGGATGCCGACAGCTATGTTGATATCGAAGTCGCCATCCGAGATATATTCCTTGACGGTGCCCACCATCCCGACCACTTGGGTAGTGACGATCTGCTTGGTGCGAGTCATCGCTACCACAGCATCAGGGATGCTCAGCTCAGCGCCATCCTCGAGACGAAGGAGGAGGGTGCAAAGCGCGTAGGCACCAAGCCAGTCGGCAGCATCTGTGATGGGCACACCGACGGGAGAAGGAGTAAACTCCCGTCCCTCCTTATTATAGGAGTGTGCGCCCTTACCACTGCCGGGGAAGCGGTAAAGCATCACCTTACCAGCGGTGATGGAGATCGGGAGGACGGTCGACAGAGTACTCATTGCTATTGGTTTGGGGACGCCATCAGCTGAGTGACGTAGAGGTCTTGATACTTCGTGATTGTCTTGATGAGCTCTGGTGTGAGGTCTGTATCGATGGACATTCTGTGCTCCATCCATTTACCGAAGGCGATAAACACCTCAATGGCCGTGACTACGTTGGCCTTCTTATCGAGCTTCTCGATCGCGTCGCTGAAGCCCTTGAGTTGCTTCCCGAGGCTTGCTGCCGCCGCGGGGTCATTACTCTGGAGTGCATCGGTGAGGAGCTTGTCGATGGAGAGCAAGATCTTATTCACCAGCTCGGGTCGGGTGATATGCTGGGCTGCACGTAGCGACTGCCACTGACCAGCTTGTACCCACTTAGAGATAGTAGCCTCCGATACGTTGACACTCACGGCTATACTCTTCTGCTCTTTACCTTGGAGGTATAGGAGGCGTGCTAACTCGCGCTTCTCTTCACGTTCTCGTGCTGTCATATTAGGGGGTATAAGTTAGTTCACTACGGTGCAGCTCTTCCTCCAGCCTCTTTTGCTCATCCGCCTCCTTCCACTGAGTCTCCAGGGCTAAGGCTTCATCCTCTGGGGTTAGCACCCAAAGGTCAGCATCCGCCTGGGTAGGGCAGAATTGATAGTAGCCGATGAGGTTGTGACTCCTATTGACGTACATATATCCGTCAGGTGCAATTAGCTCTATCATATTTATCGGAAGTTAAGTGTGAATCCCTTTTGTGAAGCAGCCTTTGCGTTGTCACGCGCCTCTGACGTGTTCGCCTGTTGCCAAGCTCGGGGAAGAGTGATGCTCTTGCCCGTAGACTGCTGGAGGTTGTCGACGAGATACTTGACGCTCTCCACGGAGAGGTTAGCGCAATCAGTGAGATTGAGATCGACCTTAAGCCCCTTAAGGCGCACCTCACGGAGAATCACACAACCAGCAAAGGCGCTGCCTGTATCAGTCACACGGCTCAGGTCGATTACGCCAGTTACTATCTCCAGTCGATTGCACTGGTTGCATAGGTACGATATATTCGTTATCTCACCCCCAGTGAAGTCAAGCGTCACACTCCTTAAGGATCTGCATTCGTGGAATATCCCTTGTACGGATACGGTCTTTGCCATAGCCCCCAAGGTAGCCGTAGTGAGGGCAGAGCAGCCGCTAAACAACCACGACGCATTAGATACATTTGCCATAGACCCCAGGGTAGCCGTAGTGAGGGCAGAGCAGCTACTGAAGGCGTTATCTATGGCTGTCACCTTAGAAAGGTCTGGTAGCGTGACGGTAGCGAGAGCAGTGCATTCTCGGGCGAAGGAGCTCATAATGGAGGCTTCGCCGAGGTTTGCGAAGTCGGGGAGCTCCGTGAGGAACCGATTACGAGCAAAGCACCAGCTGATATCAGCAGGACGGTAATCGTCGCTGAGCTTAATAGGTGGGAAAGAGGGCTCCTTCCAATCGAGGAACTGCTGGGATCGATATACAGTGAGAACGAAACTCTTAATCTTTCCGATCTTCTCGGGCACGGTGTCAAGCCCGAGGTCATCGGATACCTGAACACCTTTATCTCGCAGGGCGTTGATTATGTTGCGTCGGTGTTTATCAAGCTCCATGAGCTGGTCTGCCGACATCGTTTGCTCGTTCATAAGCGCTTCAGTGCCTTTATTTATTCGATAGAGGTATTGGGTCGTGATGGCGTTGATAGCAGCCCACTCGCCTCTGCTCTTCTTTGGGTTGTCAGTTGTTGTCTCGAGGTAGTCGTCGTAGGCATCTTTTCCCTTTTGGCTCTTGAGGTAGTCCACCTCTGATCCGACGAATCCGTTTCTCACAGCCATCTTGTATATACCCTCTCCAGGTGCTCCGTGCAGGCTGGCGAGATAATCTACCTCCGTACCCTGAAAGCCATCAAGCTCCTTCGCCCGCTCGTAGTTACTTTTCCCTGGGGCACCAGGCGCTCCCTTTTGCTTCTCAAGGAAGTCATCAAAGGAGCCCTTGTAGCCACGATCGACAGCTGCCTGATAGAGGTCTTTGCCTGGTGCTCCGTGCAGGCTCTTGAGATACTCCTGCTTTGTGCCTGTAAAGCCTTCCTCTTGCTGTGCCAACTCGTAGCTACTTTTACCTGGATCCCCCTTGTCACCCGGATCCCCCTTGGCACCTTGCACAGCTTGAGCGACATCGGCCGTGATGACGTAGGCCTCGGGGCTATTAGTTCCCTTGGCGCAGGTGATGACTTCGGCGAAGGCTTGACGCACTCTGTTTTGTCGATAGCCTCCACCATCTGGCGTCAAGAAGGTAATCTCTACATCCCACTTACCTGGGCGCTGAACAGACGCAGGATAGTGGATGATGATCGTACTCCCCTTGACCTCGAAGGATGGTGCGATAGGTCGCCATCGCATATAGGGGATGAGCCGAACGGAGATATCCTTCGCCTGACTGAGGTCTATCTTTGAGCGCTCGACGTAGCTCTTACCATCGTTGTCGGGGAGGGTGAGCGACTGGCTGTGCAGCAGCACCGAGACGGTAGTGTCGTTGCCTTGGATAATGGTTAGCATAGTTACTGTATTGCGAGGTTGGCGTCATTGACTGCGGAGATCAGGAGCTCGGTAAGGATACCCTTGACCTCGGATGGGTCGGTTGATAGGTTGGAGGTCTTGATGGTGAGGTTATCGACGAGCTTCCCGATATGGATGGTTACGTTGGTAGCCTTACTTGAGCCACCGCCACCTGAGTGTCTACTGGAGGAGTCTGTCGAGCCACCGCCACCACCGCCAGGAGTGGATATTATCGGGAGATCAACATTCCCGCCTATTCCACCTCGTGTCCCAGCATTGGAGCTTTCTCCCTTGCCCTTGGACTTCTCGGCTTCGGCGCTCTCCTTCATCTCCTGATCATAGGCTTCCTTAAAGGCATTACCCGTCTCCTTCCCAAACTTCGAGAAGGCTCCTGTCATCTTGCTGATGGCAGCAGAGATACCATCACCGTCAAGGGAGAAGGCCGCCTTGATGAGGTCGCCAATGCCCGAGAAGACGGTCTTGGCCATCTCCCATATATTGGAGAAGGTTGCCTTGAAGGCAGCCCACAGCCCTTTGAGCGTAGCACGGAACTTAGCCGAGGTGTTCCAGAAGTACACCCCGAGGGCTACGATAGCAGCAATAGCAGCAGCTATCCACCCGATAAGGGGGATAGACATGATCGCAGCACTCACTACTCGGCAAGCACTGACGGCAGCCGTCTTGAAGGAGGCGAAGGCAAGCTGTGACATCATAGCGAAGCCCAGCTGAGCACTACCACCTGTAACCAGCGAGCCGATATAGTAGAAGAGGGCCGTTGCACCACGGGTCAGGAGGGTCACGGCCAGCTTACCAACCCCCACAAGGGCTGTGAGTGCGCCCTTGCCGAAGAGAAATAGACCCTTTGCACCCTGGAAGATCCATATAGATATACCCTTCACAATCGGGAGCATCCCCGACAGCAGGGGCATCAGCTGAGCCAGCGGGATAAGAGCATCGGAGAGCGCGCCTGCCCACAGTGATACATCACCCGTGGCTTGGAAGAGGGTGATCTTGAAGTCCTCTATTTGCTGGCGGATGCGAGCTTGTCGCTCGGCAAAGCCCTCCATCACGACGGCAGCCTGATCGTTGGCTGACTGCGTGCCCTGGATAGCTTCAGTGTAGCGACCGACCTCTTCGGTGCCACCAACCAAGGCCATAGCGGCGTTGGTATTCTCCTTGCCGAAGAGCTTGGCGAAGAGCGCAGCATCAGTCATCACGGGGCTTAGGAGTTCAAGGCGTTCCTTGAGGCTCTTGCCACGATCGGCAAGGTCCGTCACATTGATGCCAGCAGCGCGTAGCTCCTTCTGCACATCTTTGGGGAGGAAGCGCCCTTGAGATAGGGTCGCTATAACATTGCGCAGGGCGATACCGCCCTCACTACCTTTCTTCCCAGCCTTGTCAAGGACCTGGATAGCGGCGTTGGCTTCCTCGAAGCTGACACCTGCACCCTTGGCGGCCATACCAGCCTGCTCAAGAGCTTCCTTAATCTGAGGGAGCTCGGCAGAGCCTTCCTGGCCAGCAGCGGCCATGACGTTCATCATACGCGCCATCTCCTCACTTGCCTTGATGGGGTCAGAGAGGTCGATGCCGTACTGGTTCATCGCCGTGTTTAGCGTCTCAGCAGCAGCCGTGGCGTCACCGCCCATCAGCTTGGAGAGGGTGGCGACGTGCTCGCCCATCGCCTTGAGTGCGACGGGACTCTTTGCCAGCTCCGGGGAGAGCTGTCCGAGGATGAGCTTATAGGACTCTACTGCCCCAGCTGCATCGATGCCGAAGGCCTTCGCCGTGTCACGTGCATAGCTCTCAATCTGTTTGAGGCCCTCACCCGTGACCCCCGTGACAGCCTGAAGATCCGTCATCGAGGTATTGAGGGCGATGCCTGGCTGAACGATATCCCCTAAGGCTTGCGCCATCTTTGTGATACCGTTGCTAAGGATATCGACCTTAGCAGCCATCCCAACAAAGCGATCAAATACGCCTTGAGACTTCTGTACCTTAGCAGTAAACTCGCCTATAGCAGTAGCCATCTCCTCCATCTTGGCGGTGAAGTTGCCGTCAATGCCGAAGAGATAATTAAAGGAAGAGGTATTCATAGAATGGCTATCTTAGCGGGTGAACTAAAGATGATAAGACAATGGAAGGCGGTTTCTTTTTTGACCTGTTTATGGGCTGCTGCAAGCTCTGCGTATTGCTGACCTGTATGCTCTTGCTATTCTTCTTCTTCGTTATGCTCCCCTACTATATAGTGCGGGGCATCATCGACGCCTTCAAAGGCAAGCCTGAGGGCAGTCTATCCGATAGCTTTATCAACTTCTGGTCAGCTCACAGTGACAACTAACCGTCCTTGCTAGAGAGAGCAGAGGCGATAGCCGCCTTGTGAAGCTCCATCAATCTATTCTCCAGCCATAGGGACTGGGTCAGCGCGCTGACCCAGTCCTCTTCGTTTAGGGCGTCTGGGTCGAGATGGAGGTAGTGTCGGATGAGGGCGCACCCCTTGACGATGCCATCGCTGGCATCGTCTGAGGCAAGGGCGTGCGCCTCTATACGTTTTTTATGACGGACTTGGCTGAGGTGAGGAGTGAGGAGGCGGCCGAAGCTGCAGATACGAGGAGCACGGCATCGTCGAGGACTTCGCTCGCCCCGCCGATCATACAGTTGCGTATGAAGATCTTCGTCCCCTCGAGCTCATCGGTCTTAGAGACCTTGGAGACGGCCTTCAGCGTCTCGAAGTCGGGGCGCTTGAGGTAGATGCAGTAGGTATCTCCGTCTTCCTCGACTTCGACCACCTTGATCTTACCATACTTCCCCTTCATAGTGAGGAGCTCTTCGGGCGATGCTTCGCCGATGCGCTTCTTCTGTTGTTCCATAATGATTAATTAGTGATTAAGCACCCATTTTCGCGCCCCACACGATGTGTGAGGGAGTAAGGGTTAGATCTACCTTGATGTCTGTGTCCCCTTCGCTCGCCTTGCGCGAGGTCTCGGAGAAGTGACAGTTCTTGATGACGTCGGTGATGACGACACCCGCGGGAGACAGATAGCTCACCGAGACGTCAAACATACCGAGGTCTTGCAGACGGCCGTTGGAGCTCTTCGCCTGCAGTGCCATGACCTCCTCGATGTAGAGGGTGATCTTCGCCTCGGAGGCGATACGCCCAAGTCCACGGCCTACAGGGTAGCGCCCTGCGCCGTACTTGTTCGTCACCTCCTGCTTGTCGCTGTACTCGACGGACGTGATGCCCGTGAGGGGTACGCCAGCGATGGCGACAAGGACCTCAGCCCAGCCATAGAGGATGCCGTTGACTAAGGGGATACCGTTTCTATCTACTGTTGCCATAGGTTATTTAGAGTTTGGTGGTGAAACCAATCTTGACGTTCAGGGATCGAAGGACGCCCGTGGGGATCTCGCGGATGACGACCTCGACAGTTGAGGTGGCCAGTACCGACTGCTCAGGGTTGATGTAAGCGCGGTATCCTGAGAGCTCGCCCGCACGCTCCATTTCCTCAAGGGCGCGAGAGGCTACCCCCTCAAGGTGCTTGACGGTGTAGTCCTGCATCTTGCCCGTCTCCTTGTCGATATAGATGTTGCCGCCCAGCTCAGGAGTGAGGTACTTACGCACCCCACGCACGGCCTTGTCCATCGTACGGACACGCTCGATGGCGTTGTAGTCGCTGGTGGGCTCGTCGAGAGTGTGGCTGTCGGAGGCGTAGCAGTCGCCGATAGCTGGGTAGGTGACGGCGAAGATGTAGCGGCCCTTATCGAGGGTGTCGATGATAGCCTTATCAAGGGTGCGCAGGAGCGTACCGTCACCGAAGGCTGGGAGGGCAAGCCCGAGAGGGTACTGCTGTACCCAGCCGATGGAGTGATGGACGGCAGCACGTGAGAGGACGCCGAGGAAGGTACCCAGTGCGGAGACCGAAGCCTTGGCCGCATTGTTGGCCGCATCGGTGTAGAGGGTCTTGGCCACGCCTTCGCCATCCTGAGCGATGAGGATAGACACACGGCTCTTGCCACCACCAGCGAGGTTCGTGGGCAGGGAGGCTACAGGGGCGGTGACCTTCGGAGCGAGGAGGACTGACAGAGGCATCTCTTCGCTATCAAGGGTGTCGGCGACGCCCTGGAGGGTCGTCACGAGTGAGGCATCAGCCACCTTATCACCGAGCCAGATGCCTACCTGACGCAGGCGCCCCGAGGCGTAGCGCTGGAGGGTCTTCAGCTCAGCAAAGGTGTAGCTCCCGCCCGCAGGCTTGGGATAGATCGCCAGATAGAGGATGATGCCGGGGTTGGTGCGGAAGACCTCGGAGAGGTGGTAGTGCAGCAGGCGGATCTCCCAGCTGGCGTTGTCGGGGGTGATACCCAGCTCTTCGGCACGCTCGATGGTCGACACAGGGCGGATGCGCTCGGTGGCGGAGAAGCCATCGGTGACGCCCGACTTGGCCGTGGGGAGCGTGGCGAGGTAGAAAAGCATCCCCGTGATATGGTCTTCTCCTGGCAGTGAGGCGGGGATACCGCCATTCTGTCGGAGGATCTTTACACTATTCATAGTTAGGCTTGCAGGTGCTTAGGTCGGAGTGATGGGGGGAGGAGCTCACGCAGCTCGTCATCCGTAGGAGGGGTGGCGAAGAAGTGATAGACCTCCTTGCTCTCGAGAGTCTGTGCGTAGTTGATCGCATCGGAGTAGCCGTAGAAGGCGGTGCCGTCGCTGGTGAGGAAGACAACTTTAAGGTCGTGGTCTCGGAGGATCTGAGCGGCGAGGTCTGAGAGTGCCGTAGGGGCTACGTCCTCTGCCTCGGGGGCTTCATCCTCTTGGGTATCCTCAGCTTCGGCAGCTTCATCCGTCTCAGCATCTTCGGGGGCGCCCTCCTCTTCGGTGGGGGTCTCTTCGGTAGCTGGTGGGGTGTCAGCGCCTTCTACGGGCTCTTCCGCTGCGTCTTTGTTGGGAGCCTCCTCGGTGGGGGTAGGCTCACCCCCCGTCTCCTCGGGGGAGGTGGGGGTGATGGGGTCGGTGGGCTGGAGTTCTTCGCCCTCGGTGGGCGTTACTTTCTTCTTTGCCATAAGATGATACTTGCTATGGGGATAAGGATTGCGATGAGGGTCCAGGGGAGGGTGTCGCCTAAGCCCGCCTTTGCCTCGCTCTTCGTGAGGGTAGTGGTCGTCGCCTGAGTGATGTGCTTGGCAACACGCTCCTCTATGGAGGGCAGGACGGTCTGACTATCGGTGGTAGCCGTCGCCTCAAGGGAGTCACCACGGCGGGTGAGTGCTATGCGGGTCACCCCTTGGCGGCTATGGTAGCCAGCGCCCTCGGGGAGATCAAGGAGGGTCGAAAGGGGGAGGTGAAGTGTCGCCTTCGTCTCGGGAAGAGCTACTGGAGTCGGTCGGATCTCTACCCTTTCGCTGACGCTGTCGAGGCGATGTGACTGATACGTCTGGGAGCGGCGGACGCTGCAGCTCGCGCCGAATAGGGCACTGAGGCCACAGCCGGCAAGTAGCGCCCATCGTGACAGCGCGCTCGAGGCGGGAGAAGTCTGCGCGGATATGCTTGTTTTCATTGCTGAGAGTGAGTAGCTGGTCGTGCAGATCATCGTACATCTGCTTATAGGTGTCGTGGACCTCTTTGGCTGTACGAGTAGCGCGGAGACGGGAGTTTGTGAGCCACCCCAGGATCGCTCCCATCCCTCCCGCAGGCACCAGCCACTGGAGGAGGGTGAGGAGCTGATCCATCGGTGGAGAGTGATTTATTGGTTGATGCCTATTGACCGAAGCCACTTAGGCACGTCGAAGGAGGGGCACGCCTTCTGGGCCACTTGGTTGTGCCCGATGATCTTGACGCTTGGATAGCGGCGGTGGAAGTCAAGGACGTACTTCTTCATCGCCTCCAGCTGGAGGGCTGTGCGGGTGTCCTTTGGAGTCTTGCCGTCACGGGCGCAGCCACCGACATAGACGACGTGGCGGGAGACGGAGTTGTAGCCCGTGGCACCGTTGGTTACCTCCCAAGGGTCTACCTGGGCGTCCTCATTGTTCTTTACTAGTCGCTCCACACGGCCGTCGAGGTGGATCATATCGGTGTATCCGACTTGCTTCCAGCCTCGCCCACCCTGCGAGGGAGGTGCGGTGTGCCAGCGACGGATCTCATCGCTGGAGACAGCGCGCCCCTCGGGGGTGGCGGTGCAGTGGAGCACGAGGTACTTCAGCTGTGCCATAGGTTAGGCGTTAGCCGAGATGATAGCTGCGAGGCACTCCTTAGAGCGCAGTGGGGCGCAGATAGCACGTTGGCGAACGTTGTAGAGGTTGCGGTGATGGATTGGGTCATTTTTTGCCAGGCTCTCGTAGATGGTGAGGCTACCCGTGGCGCGCATACAGCTCTTGGAGTGGAAGGCTACCGATGCAGGAGCTGTGCCACTACCGGCGATAGCTCCAAAGGCGAGCTTCGTCTTCGAGGCGACCGTGTAGGCAGGGGTCTCCGTGTACTCATAGACCTCGAAGCCATAGAGGCGACCTACACGACCATCTTCGTTATCGAGGTTGTACTGACGCGTGAAGTTCTCGCTCACAGCCAGGAGATCCTGGACGTGGTCAGGGCAGAGGACCAGGATGCGATCCTTCTTGGGGGTCTTCCACTTGTCAAAGGCCTTCTTCAGTAGTCGCAGGTCAGCTAAGGATAGCTGTTTACGTCCGCCCTCGGGAGCTGTCGCCCCCGTAGTCAGCAATACGGGAGAGCCGTCTGAGTGACTCTGAGGTGCGAGTGCATGTAGTGCCTTGGCGTAGATGCGCTCCTCGACGACCTCCTTGTGGCGCTCTCTCACACTGCCGAGCTTGTCATAGCTGATGGTGTCAAGCTCCTTGTCAGAGATAGCCGTAGCTTCCGTTTCGAAGTTGTCAAGCGACACAGGCTTATCGGCGTCGGTGACGTTGGAGATATTGAGCGGATAGGTCGTGTTATTGACCAGCACCTTCGGGTCGCCACCCAGCTCGGTGAAGTGAATCGTATCGTTGTCTACATACTGGTCATAATTAGTGATCGCGGCAAACCAGCCGAGGTTTTCCAGCGCCTCTCGCAGCTTTTTCAGGACGACGCCCGTCCACACCTCCTGATTTACGCCCGCTCGGGCGACGTTACGGCTGGTGACGAAGGGCCCTACAGCCAGAGCCAGGACGTTGAGTGCGACTGCACCCGTCCACAGGGGGAGCCCCAGGAGCGCAGAGATACCCGCGCCGATGACGACATTGAAGAAGACCACTGAGAGCAGCACGGCAAGTGCGACCAGGAGTGATCGGATGAATTTCCACATAGTTAATCGGTAGTTAATAGGTGATTAGTGATTAGCGTGAGAGTGAGGGAGGTGGGAAGCCGAAGTGATCGGTGTAGAGGCGGGCATACTCGTCGGGGTTCTCCGCCTTGAAGGCTTCGAGACGATCGGTGGGGATGTCCGTGAACTTGGCGAACTTCGTCTGCTCCATCTGAGAAGAGGGGCGGATGATGGATGAGGCGCGCTGTGGCGCTGAGAGCGTGGAGAGCGTGATACGCAGGGTCTCGGCGCCCATGGTGAGCCCGATCTGTCGGTAGGTCTCTTCCTGCTCCTTAGGGAGCTTGCCAGACTGGACAGCCGAGGCGAGCTGCTCGTCGATGAGGGCGAGCTTCAGCTTCTTAGCTTGGTCTACCTCGGCCTTGAGCTGAGCAATGGCCGACATGGCTTGCTCGTCGGTAGCGTCGGCAGAGAGGCCGAGAGCGAGGGCAATCTTTTCGTTCATTTCATTCGGGGTATTAAGTGTACTGTGATTAGAATCTGTGGTGAGTAGCGGCAGATCGCTGGCGAGCTCCATCTGAGAGAGCGTGAGTTGCTCCCCTCCAGCGGTGTAGAGCGATACGGCCATAGCGTCATCGTTGGCGCCAATGTCTACGATAGACACCTCCTCGAGCTTGCTGCGTGTGATGGTCATACGCGTCTGCCCTGGTAGGACAAACGATGGGTCATCCGAGAGCTCTACGATGCTGAGCCCTGCCGATGCCATACGCAGAAAGTCGTTATCCCACTTATCGGCGATCTTTTTGGCGAACTCATCCGAGCGGTCAAAGACAGGCGTACCAATGAGCTTATCGCCCTCGAGGTGGATGTCCTCCATACGCCCGATGGGTACGTCTTCACGGTCTCCTCTGCGGTGCATCCACAGCAGGACGGGGTTACGCTTGTACTGCTCGAAGTCGATACCAGATGTGAGCACACGAGAGCCGTAGGAGTTCACGGCGGAGGTGCTGATGACTACTTTCTTCATAGGGTCTGTGACTGTTTTCTCTGCAAAGATCGCTTGCTAATCTCCCGACTCACAGAAACGGTGCAGAGCTCACATTATTAGTTTATTAGCCCTTATTTGCACCCGACCTTTGTAGCGTAATCAATACGTCACCCTCATGGCATCGATCAAGAATAAAGAAGTACTCGAGCGCTGGAAGCTGCGCTGTGAGGAGGTCAAGAGCGCCACGGCCTTTGCCTCGAAGGAGACCCCCACCGAGCAGAGGAAGCGCATCCTCCATCTACTGGCGGACTACAACGCTTTCGTGGAGTACTACTTCCCCCACTATACCTATAATGAGGTCCTCGGGCGCAGCATCCCCAGCGCCCCCTTCCATCTCGCAGCAGCCAAGAAGATCCGCGACACCCCTAACCTCAAGGCGGTCTTTCAGTGGGCGCGTGGTCACGCCAAGAGTACCCACATGGACGTGTTCATTCCCCTTTGGCTCAAGGCGCACGCTTACCTTGGCAAGCGGGAGCTTAATGTGATGGTATTAGTCGGCAAGAGCGAGACCAACGCACAGACGCTGCTCTCTGACGTGCAGGCGGAGCTCGAGTACAACCAGCGCTATATCGCTGACTTCGGCCAGCAGGTCTCTACAGGGTCCTGGGAGGTCGGGCGCTTCGTCACCTCGGACGGCGTCGCCTTCTTCGCCTTAGGACGTGGTCAATCCCCTCGTGGTCTGCGCCACCGCTCACACCGACCCGACTACATCGTCATCGACGACCTTGATGACGACGAGATCGTGCAGAACCAAGACCGCATCAATAAGCTCACCGACTGGGTGCGTGAAGCCCTCTTCGGAGCGCTCGATGGTGGCCGTGGCCGCTTCATCATGGTTGGTAACCTAATCAGTAAGACCAGCGTCCTCTACAACATCTCCCACACCCCCACCGTACACGTCTCCCGAGTCAACATCCTTACCCCAAAGGGCGAGGTCACCTGGGGGGCGAAGTGGACAAGGGAGGAGGTGGCAGCGCTTGAAGCATTCAGTGGCTATCGCGCCTTCCAGAAGGAGTACATGAACAACCCCATAACGGCAGGCAGTGTCTTCCGCGCCGAATGGATCCAATATAAGAAGCTCCCCCGCCTGACCTCCTATAGTGGGCTGGTCTTATACATCGACCCCTCGTGGAAAGGCACGACGAAGAACGACTACAAGGCAGCCAAGCTCTGGGGATCGCTCCCTTCGGGCGAGCTGCACCATATCAAAGCCTTCTTGCGTCAGTGCTCCATATCGGAGATGGTCCGCTGGGTCTACGACACCTATGAGTGGGTCAGAGGGGAAGGTGCCAGCCTACGCATCTACCTCGAAGCGGGCTTTATGCAGGACAGCCTCCTCGACGACTTCGCCACCGAAGGCAACACCCGAGGCTACCAGCTCCCCATCAGCCCCGACCGCAGAAAGAAGGAGAACAAGTTCGCCCGTATTGAAGCGGTCTCGCCTCTCTGGGAGCGTGGCAAGGTCTACTATAATGAGGAGGAGAAGTCATCTCCCGATATGCTTGTATCCGTCGAGCAGACCCTATCAATGGAGAAGGGGATGCGCGGACACGATGACGGCCCCGACGCCGACGAAGGAGCTATATGGCTCCTCCAGCGCTCCTCCCGTACCCTCGGAGTCACTCCGAAGGTGGGCAGACGCACCACCAGCATCAAAAATCAATGGTAATATGTTAGTCACATCTTGGCGCTATGGCTATCGCGCCCTTCGTCTCATCGCATTCAGCATCCGATGCCTTATAGCCGCCTATCGCGCAAAGCGTCTCGCAAAGCTTGCAAGCGAGCGCATGCTAATCATCCCCGAAGTTGAGGGAGACGAGCGGACGCCCATACCCCACATCTACTGCTACGCTGACATCAAGCCAGACCTGCGCGAGGTGGCTCTGCAGCGCGCCGTCTATGACACTCACCCTAACACCTGACCACTATGTACATCGACGAGCAAGACTACCGCACTGCTATCGACGAGCGAGAGCAAGCGATCATCAGTAGGTATCCCGACGAATGGCAGCGGGCTGAGGCAGTAGCCTGCGAGATCGCTGCCGGCTATCTACGTACCCGATACAACGTAAATGAGGCCTATTCAAAGCTCGGAGAGGAGCGCAACCCCCGACTCGTCCAAGCCATCATACACATAGCACTCTATCAGATGGTGCATCGTCTCCCTCAGAATATGGGCTACGAGCGCTGGAAGGACCGATATGAAGAGGCCATTGCATGGCTGGAGAACGTACAAGCGGGGAAGACCTCACCAGCCCTCCCCCTATTATCTGACCCCAATACAGGCGAAGCTCAGCCCAATGGCGCCCTACGCTTTGGGAGCATAGAGAAGAGCACCTATCACTATTAGACTATGGCTGAATTAACTCTTGAGCAGAGAGAGGCACGTCTGCTTCACTTTGCGCGACAGATCACTGGATCAGGCGGGCGCGTAACCGCTGAGCTCATCCGTAAGGCGGATGCACTTACCCGCAAGGACATCGCTACCTGGCGACACGCTTGGCAGATAGCGCTCTCTGTCGACAACCCCCGACGCTTGGCACTCTACGACCTCTACACAGACACCCTCGTTGATGGGCATATCACGGGGGCTATAGAGCAGCGCAAGAGCAAGACGCTTTCCCGCCCCTTCAAGCTCATCGACAAGGAGGGCGCGGAGAGCGACGAAGCATCAGAGCTATTTCGTAGAGAGTGGTTCCGTGACTTCTTAGACCTCGCCCTCGATGCCACCTTCTGGGGGCACAGCCTTATCGAGCTGGGAGAGGTGGTCAAGGACGAGCGAGGTATGCGCTTTGCTTCTGCTGACCTCATTCCCAGAAAGCATGTCATCCCCGAGTATGGCGTGATCCTGCGCGAACCTACCGACGATATCAAGCGTGGTATTCCCTTCCGTGAAGGTGACTTCTCCCGATGGCTTATCGAGGTAGGCAAGCCTCACGACTTAGGTCTCCTGCTCAAGTGCGCTCCCTACTATATTTCTAAGAAGAATATGGGAGCCTATTGGGATACCTTTGGGGAGATCTTCGGGATGCCCATGCGTGTCGCTAACACGACCGCCACCACCAGAGCTGACCTCGACGAGATCGAGCGCATCATGGCGTCGATGGGGGCTGCCTCTTACGGGGTCTTCCCCGAGGGCACGACCATCTCCTTTGAGGAGACCAGCCGAGGTGATGCCTACAACGTCTATGACAAGCGCCTTGAGCGCTGCGACAAGGAGCTCTCTAAGATTATCCTCAACCAGACGATGACCATCGACAACGGCTCCTCCCTCTCTCAGTCGGAGGTGCACCTGGAGATCTTCGAGAACGTCTGCGCCTCAGACGCCCGTCGCCTCTCCTACATCATCAATGACCGCCTCCTCCCTCTGATGATCGCCTCGGGCTTCCCCCTCAAGGGGCTAACCTTTGAGTGGGACTACAGCGATGAGATGACGGATGCCGAGATGCGTGAGGAGGAGCGGACTATTCTCCAATACTACAAGATTGATCCTGCCTACTTCGCGGAGAAGTACAACATACCGATCATCGGGGAGCGTGACAGCTCTTTGGAGCAGGAGGGCGAAGCGAGCAAGCAACTCTCACGAGCTGACGATTTTTTCGCTTAGGGGGAGGGGCGGAGCTTCAGCTACCTCTCCCCAAGAGATACCTCCAGCTACATAAGGAGCTCGACGAGCTATACACTCCATGCAGCTGCCCGTCGTGCCAGCTGTCAAGGCGTAACACCACGACGAAGCGCACCTACCGCCCCGAGGTCTTCATGAGGGCGGCACGCTATGTATATAGGAAGGGGCGCTTTGAGCGCAAGATGCTCCAAGATGCCCCCATAGTCGCTGCCATCCGAGAGACCTACGAGTGCTTACAGCCATCACTGGACCACATCAGTCACTCCACACCACAGGTCGTGCGTGACACGCTGGACAATAACGCCTTCGTCTTCTCTGGCTTCAAGACCTACCACACGATGCGTGAGCTGGGCTTATCGCTGACGAAGGACGACGGGTCTATCAAGCCCTTCGCTGAGTTCTCTGAAGAGGTCAAAGTTATCCACGACCGCTATAATGTCCGCTACCTGGAGAGCGAGTATGACCACGCCGTAGGCTCTGCCCTCATGGCTGACCGCTGGCACTCTTCAGCGTCGACGAGCATCCTCGAGTACCGCACCGCTGGCGACGGCAAGGTGCGTCCCGCTCACGAGGCTCTCGACCGCACCTGTCTCCCCAAGGAGGACAAATTCTGGCAAGACTACTTTCCGCCCAACGGCTGGGGCTGTCGCTGTGACACTGTGGAGGTCCTTCCCGAGACACCGCTGTCAGACCCTCACTCAGCGTGGGAGCGTGGTGATGCTGCCCTCCGGGGAAACAAGCAAGAGCTCTTCCGTGGCAACCCTGGGCGAGACCTGCGCCTCTTCCCCGACAAGCACCCCTACTACGGCAAGCGTGGCATCTCCCACTGCGACATCACCAAGGGGGGCAAGGGCGACGAGTGTGCGGTGCTTGGCGAAGTCATCAAAGCCAAAGAGGGAGCAAAGAAGATCTCCCTTACCCCCGAGCAGAAGGCACACCGCAAGGAGATAAGGCAAATTGCTCGAGAAAGATTTGCAGGGATGACAGTTGAGAATGGTGTTCAGATTGAAATTACAACAACAGGTATCAAAGAGTTTCTCAACCAACCGCACGAACATTTCTTTGCGAAGAATGAGTTGGTCCTTGACCTGCCTAACGTAATAAGACGAGCTAAGTACTTAGGGGCATATGAAGACGAAGGAGAAAAGGAGTGGGTCGTACAGACTCACCTATTTGAGACCGAGATAGAAGGAGAGAAGAGCTGGATTATCGCACTGGAAGATAAAAATGGACGAGTACAGCTTCATAGCATATCAGACAGTCCTCACGTAGCTCTTAAAAAGAGATAACCCCCAGAAGTATCCGCACCCGAACTGCAATCGGGACTAGGATACTTCCGAGGGTTATCTCACTGCAAATATACAACTAATTTCATAATCACGATGCGCAGCAGTAGACAGGTATTTGAGGACATCAAGCAGGAGGTGCGTGTCGGGCTAACTTCGGAGTTTCACGAAAACTTCCGCCGTAAAGCATTCTTCGATCGCCCCTGGAAGCCCCGTGGCGAAGGTGGGTGGAAGTCGTCCAGGAAGCGAGCACAGCGCGGGTCGCTCCTACTTGTCACAGGCAAGCTACGACGCTCATTGAAGGGGCAGGTCATGCCGTCGGGGGTGTCCTTTACCTCGGCGATGCCCTACGCTTCGCTCCACAACGAAGGATTCAACGGAGAGGTCACAGTCTCTCAGCATACTCGCAAGGAGACGACGGCTATCCGTCTGGTCAAGGGTAAGCGTGGCTTGAAGCGCAAGCGTGTCAAGGTGCGCAGCCATAAGGTACGCTCCTTCAAGCGACGGCTTCGTATGCCACAGCGGCGCTTCGTCGGCAACCACCCCAAGGTCGAGGAGCTCATCCAGCGCATCGTCACCAAGCACATCGACCTGTGGCGCGAGGAGCTTAATGCCCGACTACGTCGAGCCGAGCGCCCCCGTCAATCACTGATTAAATAGACATTGAATATGAGACGAGAGATCTACCAGGCGCTTAAGGAGCGCCTACAAGAGAAGGTCACAGACCTGAAGCACATCGGGCTGTGGAACGAAAACATGGAGGACCTACCCAATGGTATACTCTTCGATACACCCGCCATCTTCGTTGAGTTCGCACCTATCACCTACACATCGGCAGGGCAAGGCACACCGCGTGTCCCAATGGAGATCGTCCTACACCTTGTACACAAGTATACCCCAGAGGAGCCACATGAGTCGCTGGAGCTGTCGGACGATCCCCGATGCTTCGAAGATGACCCGCTCGCTTATCTCGACCTCATCGAGCAGGTGGAGAGCGCACCTATCGGGCTGGCAGGTGATGGCTTCAGCGGGCTACAGCTCATCTCCTCCGACCTGGACCACCAGCACGGCGAGCTGATGCACCACTGGGCGACCTTCATCACAGGCGTTGGCTATCCGAGCTCAATGGCCGTTCGAGACCGATATAGAAAGGCTCCATCACTACAAGTTGGCGTAAAACAAGGGTAACTCAAATTCTCTACCTTTGTTGCAGATAACACTTCACACAACAATCTCGCTATGACACAGGATCAGGATCCCGAATTGGTATACCTCCGATACCACTTAGACAATAATGCCCCAGTAGATCTATTAGACTTCACTGACAGTATTCTCGCTATACAGAGTGAATACAGTCATTTCTTAAAGGGACGAGGCCGGCATGGCACGAATGCCCGCTTGAATATCAAGAAGGTTGAAGAAGGTAGTATTGTATTTGAGTTCATGGAGGCTGTACTTCCAACAGCAATAGTGGCAGCGGGGAATGCTAATACCTTGATTGATTTTGGGCAGCACTTGAAGAACCTAGCCCAATCACTCACTACAGGTAGCCAAATCCCAGCTGAGGGATACAACCAAGAAAGCTTGTCGAACATCTCCAAGATCGTCCAGCCACTTGCCCGAAATCCCGACTCAAACTTAGGGTTCTCCGTAATGACACATGGAGGTCAGACTATCTTCAATGACTGCACCTTTAATCTTAACTCAACGGAAGGAAATGCTCTTCAAAATAGAGCACAAGGAGCTAAAGAGACGCTGAGAGAAAGCGTTTCAAGGACTGAAGAAAGTAAAGAGCATGTACTTCTTCGCTTGGCTCGTCTCGATAGAGAAGCAGACAGCAAGCAAGACAGGGGCATAATTGAGGCATTTGAAGTCAACAAGGCTAGGAAGCTACTGTTTGACGACGATAGCATCAAAGCTCGATTCATGGAATCAGATCAGAACGCTTTCAAGTGCCTCTATTATGTAGATGCCATCGCGATGTACCAAGAAGGGCGTATCATCGCCTATAGAATAACGAACCTACACGATGTGTTTGAGGCTGAGGACTAATCTATCCGCCACAATAAACAAGCCCCTGCACCGATTATTCAGTGCAGGGACTTGTTTATTAGTCCTTATATCGTGTACGGTGTCCTCTTCTTATCCCACTCCTCGAAGAGGGGATAGAGTCCAGGAGGTATCTCCCCAGGCGACTGATGCTCACGGGCGATGCGCAGGAGCTCCATCATCGTCCGAAGAGACATAGGATAGATGGGATAGACGTAGTGCTGCCACACCTTTCTTAGCGAGCGTCGGTGGTTGCCCGGCTCGTGATATCTGTTTATGATGGAGTAGACATTGCGTGCCATCTCAAGTCTGTTCGTTCTGATCATCGCCTGAAGTATTTGTTGTAACTTTGTGGCGATGCGGTTCCTAACACCGTTTCCTTCTTTTCCATGGCCCCGTCAGTAGCTGGATCCTACTGACGGGGCTTTTTTTATGCTTCGGTCATCCCGAGGGGGAGGTCATCCCAGCCACCCATAGCGTTCTTAGTCTGTGCACGGACAAAGTCCTTGGTACGTACAGGGCGGTAGGCCTCCTTGATGATCGCCACACCTTCGCTGAAGCGGGCATCCTGGATACTCTCGGCATATTTGTCAAGCTGGAGCACCTTGTCGGCCTTGAGGTTGCCTTTCCCATCGCGAGAGAGGAGGTCAAGGATGATATCCACGAGCTTGCGGGTCTCTTCGTCGCCAGCCAGCGAAGAGATGTAGTCGCGTACCTTAGCTATACCATCCTCCACCGTCTCATCCCAGCCGTCACGCTGGTAGTATCCGATGATGACACGCTTACTTCCGTCCGAGGAAAGGAAGCTGTGTGAGCGCTGTCCTGCCGTCTCGACTCCCATGACCTCCTTCTTTGTCTCGACTACTTGAGAGAATGTTTCATAGACCAACTTCTTCATCCTGGAGAGGGTACTACTGGTGCTCTCCAGCTTAGGGAAGAGCTCATCGACGGTGGTGGAGGCAAGGGAGCGATAGGCCTCACGCTCTTCCTTGGCGCGCTGGGCGAGGTCACGGCGACTCTGCTCCTCCATTGCTTGTTTGTAGCGGGCGAACTCCTCAGGAGTCATCTCTACTTTTACAGTGTCCATATTCTATCTGTGATTAAAGGGTGATTAAATGCTTAGTATCTCTTGGTGCGCATGATCTTGCGAAGGCGCTCAGCGCAGACATGGGCGAGGTTGGCGGATGCGCTGGGGTGGATACTGATCGCTTCCAGGATGTCGGGGTCAGTCGTGTGGCTGATATCCTCGAGGAGCTTAGCGGGGCAGTTCTTGTTCTGCGCTATCAGGTGCTTCATCAGGTCGTTATCCTCCTTCGCCAGCTCAAAAAGGATTTCGGGCGGGGGCTTGGAGTTCTCGGCTACCGAATAGCGCACGTAGAGGGAGTCATCGTGGGCGAGCTCCTCAAGGACATTGATACTGGTGTGATCGCTCTCGGCTACCTTGATACGCTCGTCTTCGCTCAGATTCCAGAGCGCGCTGTTACTTTTGAGGTGCATAGTCTTACTTATGTGAGGTGTTAGTATCTTTTCCCATGATGCTGGGGGCGCTGCTTGTTATATCTCATCTTCATCTCGATGTGCTCAAGCAAATCGATGTTATACTGATACGCAATCGCCAGGACCTTGTAGAATGCCCACAGTACAGCGTAGCGATCTCCAAACTCCCTACACACGAGATCTTCGGTGATCGAATAGCAGAGTAAGGGGAATGACCCATAGTGGCTGAAGCTGACACAAGACGGACGCACGATATCATCTATTACCCAGCCCATACGTGCTATGATATCAAGTAGACGCATAGCTGTATCAGCCAGCTCCTCTTCTACCGATCCCTTGATATGGGTCTCATAGACGATTGGGAACGCATAATCGTAGAGCTGATCTATGGCAACTATTTTCTTTGCATAGCGTCCTTTCCGATCCGCTTCGATAGCTTCGCACAGCTCGCAGACCACGAGCATGAAGCAATGATCCAAGGGATGATCTTCATACCAAAACCCTTTAGACACCGAGTCCTTGTGTATCCTCACGGATAGCTTTTGCCAGACACGTGTGTCTATTATATCAGTTGTCTTACACATAGCTCTGGAGCCTTTATTTTCCCTTCTCTTCTTTTTCGCGGAGCTGGTCGAGCAGACGGCGGTTGTAGCGGTACTCCTCCTCGAGGCGTTCGCTGAGCGTCAGGGTGGTGAAGACGCCCCAGAGGGCTATGCAGGCGAGCCAGATGATGATACCTGCGTGGGCATCGCTGCAGATGGCGTCGAAGCCCAGGGCAAGGAGGAGGCTGACGAAGCCGAGGAAGATCGTTTCACGTTTCATTGGAGTAGTTATTGTTTATGTGGTGAGTTAGTTTGCGAGGGTTGAGGGTGGGAAGTAGGAGGGCTGTGGAGCGGGCTCTTCGCGGGTGATGGCGTCGACGGCACGCTTATCCTTGACCTTGTCGTTGAAGAGCCCGATGAGGTTACGCAGGCGCTCCTTTGGGATCTTGTTGAAGGAGCGGTATCCCGTAGCACGACAGGCGATGCCCTTGATGATCGAGGGGTTTTCAAACTTACCTTCACTGCGGAGGTAAGCGCCTATCGCTGCCATCGTCCGCTTGCGAAGCTTACTGATGTCGCTGCCCTCGGTGCGTCGGTCAAGCTCGCCAGCCAGCGCTGCACATACGTCGATGAGGTCGTGCGTCTCCATATCCTTGCTGGAGGTGCAGCCGTAGGGTGATAGGAGCGCTTCCCTATCCTCGGGGGTGAGCTGCAGTTGAGTGCAGAGGGTGTGATATCTTCGGATGGCTTGCAGGTGGAGCTTGTCCATCTCGTTAGTGCCTTTAGCTCTCATTGATGTCTATTTCTTTTCGTTGTTTACGTCGGTCTCGCTGGGAGGGGTCGGTGGCGGTGGTGCCCCAGTAGGCATCGGCGCCGTCCTCCCAGATGATGTAGTCGTCTCCGCCGCCCTCGCCTGTAGCGTAGCGGGAGGTCACCATAGCTCGGTAGCCTTCGACGCGGATCTTCACATCGGCATCGTAGCGGATGGCTTGGGCGAGGGCTCCCTTGGGCTCACCGCCCTTCTCGTGGGCGACGATGATGAAGAGCTTCTTGCGGTAGCGCTGACTGAGGAGCTGGTAGTCGCTGAGGCGAAGGCCACGGAAGTAGTTGATCGAGTCGATGATGACGATCTCGGGGCTTTGGCGCTTGGCGAGGCGCTCGAAGAGCTCATCATAGCTCTCGCGGTCGAGGAGCTTGACGCGTCGCCCTGCCTCATCCATACCGCCTGCTATCCAAGCCGCCTGCATCGTGGGGCTTAGCCCTTGCTCCAGTGAGTTGTAGAGGACCCTCCCAAATTGGCTGAGGTACTTAGCCAGCTGGAGGCAGAAGGACGTCTTACCCGAGCCACTACCCCCGTAGATCAGCCACGTGCCCCGTAGGACAGGCATCCCGATGCTCGCCAGCCACGCCCCGTCAAAGTCGACGGTCTTGAAGCGGGCTGATCGGATATTAGCGCTGGAGTATGCTCGTGCCATAGCTTAGTCCTCCTTGGATAGCTGATGTTCGCGCCAGACGGCACGCTTGACGCGGCGGAGGTCGCACTGTGCTTCGTCGGCGATGCGGCGAACTCTACGGCTGTCAGTCAGCCCATTGGCGGTGCACACCAGAGAGATATCTTCGGGGGAAAGCACGCTGAGGCTGATGCACTGACGGCCGATACGACTGTAGACCTCTTCGTAGCCCTTTCTCCCGATGCGTAACCCCTTCTGCAGACGCTTCTCGAGGTGCTGCGTGGCGCTAAGTACGATACCGCAGTGGTCCTCCAGCTCATTGTAGAGGGTGATGAAGAAGTAGAGCACGGTGTCGCTCATCTTATCCGCTTCGTCAAGGATCAAGAGGGGGCGGTCGAAGCGCTTGAGACGGCGCACCACAGCGCCGATCTTCTCCGCTACACTCAGCCCTCGGGGATCCAAGCCCATCGCCTCCATCACGGCCGACAGCCAGCTCCCTCGATTCTGATACTCGGAGCAGGTGATGCTGTAGACCTCTTGGTGCGTGGCCACATACTGGCGAATAGTAGAGCTCTTGCCACAGCCGGCACTGCCGACGATAGCCATCACCTGGCTATCACGCTGGGCGCAGTCCAGGAGCTGGGTCAGCTCTTCGTAGACATTCGTATGGACGATGGACCATCCCTCGGCCGAGAGGCCGATCTGCTTGCTGACGTTGTGCCACATCCCCTCGGCGATAGTCTCCCAATCGCTATTTAGGATCTTGCTTATGGTAGCTGAGCTGACGCCCTTGAGGCTGTTAGCTGCCTTGTTTTGACCGCCCTGCTTGGCGCAGTAGTCACGTAGGCGAGCGGCGATGAGGTCTTTTTCCTTCTGTTCCATTGTTCCTATATTTGTTTGTGTTTAACTCTTAACTATTATCTTATGACTCCATCAATCGAGCAGGCTATCCGTAAAAGGATCAGCCGTGAAAGATGTCCCGTACATCATGAGCAAGCAGAAGTCCTATTTGACGGAGATATGGTGACTCTGAATTGTTGTTGTGAGAGCTTCAATCAGAGCTTAGCCCCTATCCTCCAGCAGACCGTAGGCGAATGCCTTACCCAAGAGTTGGAGAGACGGCTTATGGGTCTATAGCTCCTTCATTATCGGGATGATCAGCTCGTAGCTACAGGCTGACTCCCCTTGCTCCAGGGTCACAGCCTCTATCTTGGTCGTTAGCTCGTCCAGGGTGGAGGCTGTGATGCGTTCGATCCTGATCTGATACGTCTTGCTACTGGTCTGTTCCATTGTTGTGCTGTTTTGTGTTGTCCTACTCGTTCGGCGGAACGACTATACTCGTTCCAGGATGCTCCTCTTCTTGGGCTGAGGCGCGAGCCCGTTGTCATTATCTTCGGCTCCTTCTCGCTGGAGCTTGCGGTCGTATCTGTTATCCTTACACTGTCCGAGACTATCTGCGATAAGCGGATCTTCGTCCCTGCCAAAGGGCTCTACATCTACAGTAGTGTCGTCATCGATAGCACGCTTCTTCTTTCGGAAGGGGACAGGGCTACCCTCGAGGAGGCGCTGAGCGACCATATCTCCTTTGGTGACCTCGAGGGCCTTAGGGAGCATTTCACGCCACTTCTCGTCTACCCAGTCTTCTATCTTCCGCTGGTGAGTGCGCACACGCTCCAGGTGTGCCACATCTTCGGGGCGCTGATCTTCGATGGCCATAGGCTGGAGGTGCTTCCGCTCCAGGAGGAACTTGTATCGTCCATCTTCGCTGACGGCAAGGACACTCGTGAGGTCGCTCGGGTCGTAATAGACCTGCCAGCGCTGATGCGCCTGTGCCTTGAAGCCTTGCTCGAAGCTCTCGTAGTAGAGCTGCTCACCATAGATCGTCGTCGCCAGCCCGTAGATGCTTTGCCCGACGAAGCGTCCCGAGGTTTCGCCCCAATACTCGAGGTAAAGGGATCGCTCCAGCTGGATATCCGTCACATCGCCGTCGAAGAGACTCATGTATTCCTCATACTTTAGCGCCCGCTCTTGGGCGATGATCGTATGGATCTGTCCCTCTACTTCGGCACGGGTGGGGGTATTGTGGCGGAGCGTATTCAGGGCATCCTTGTTCGTCCCCTTCCCCGACTTGCTGGAGACCCCATAACCGCTCCAATTTGGGAGTAGCTGGCAGTAGGTCTTATTGAGTCTCGAGAAGTACGGCTCGATAAGCTTGGCGCGGGCGTTCTTCGCTCTCGCTGGGCTGAGCTTATTGCTCATAGCCTTGTAGAGCGGGCTAAGTGCGCCAAGCTGATAGTGGTCGTATTGCATTTCTCGGGGATGGCACATCACGCCAAAGAGCTCCTTTGTGTGATGGGCTGCATTGCGTAGCGCCTGTGCGATCAGCTGTGGGCATTCTCGCTCCCCGATAGCGTAGCCGATGGGGTAAGAGCAGGAGGCATCAAGGATCACCACCACGACAAGTCGGCAGTCATAGACCATTTTCGTCGTACCACGCTTATCGGTGGTCGTCTGCTGGTAGTAGAGCTCCACCGTCCAGCCGTCGTGCACCCAGTAGCTCATCGCACGGGTAGGCTTCGTACGGCGGATAGCCGTATGGACCCGAGCACGGTATTCCGTCTGCCCCTTGCGTCCTGCGTCGATGAGCAGGTGATTCGTCTTGGCGATCTTACCGACAGCTGAGGCCGTAAGCTCTTCCCACCCCAGACGACGCGCCGTCTCGTTGTAGAGTCGTGCCACCTGGCTATTACTGAGGTTATTCTTCTGACCAAGGAGCATCAGGAGGAGCGCGGACTGCTCGTCACCGCCCGTCTTGCTGGCGTTCTGATTCTGATAGCCCTTGTGGATAAGGCTCTCATAGCCGTCACGCTGGTAGGCTTCGTGCTTCTCCTGAAGGCGACTCTTGGGGAGCTTGTGGGGGTACTCCTCTTGAGGCAGTGCCTGGATCATATCGGTCATCCAGCCATAGAACTCACCCTTGCCCATAGGTCTACGGGATGCCTTACCCCGCTTGCTCGTGTGCTCCATCCAATAGGCACTGATAGCCTCGAGGATCTGAGCTTCGGCCACGTACTGTGCGATCTTATCCGCTGGCAAGCACCTGCCATCAGGCAGGCGGTAAGCGTGGTAGTAGCTCACTGCTTCGGGCAGGGGACGGATGAGCTGCTCTAAGAGGCTCTTCACTCTATCCATGGGAGGTATATCAAAGCGCTTGTAGACCTCGGCCTTGTACTTCTCGGGGAGCGAGTCCACGGCATACTGAGCTTGACGCCCACGGCAACCGCGGACGACGATCTGCAGGACCTTTTTGCTGACTAGTAAGCCGAGATACGCTTCACTAATCAAAGAGGATCCTACCAGCTCGTCCTTGGTGGCGCAAAGTACTCCGTTCACTCGTTGCATAGCACTACAGGCTCTTACCGAATTCCAATACAGGGAGCAGTGGGCTTGCTACCGAGTGATGGGTACTACATAGCGAGCCATCCTTATTATATAGGCGAGCATCACCGGTAGCCTTATCGAGGTCAAGGTGAGCGCCGCCACGATAGTAGCGTACCATCTTGTCGCCCATATCCACAAGGACAGCGTCAACAGGTGCCATAACGACGACCTGCGCACCTTTCTCTATGGCGGATCTACGAATGTTCACCAGGAGTTCGGAGTTCCCCAGGTAGTTAATCGCTTGATAGATGGTCTTGCTCGTGGTGGCGAACTCCTCGATCAGCTGGCGACGTAGCGCATTGCTGATGCGGATCTTCTTCTTAACTGAGCTTCGTGTTTCCTTCATTGTGTCTCTCTTATTATAGAAGGGGCGTACCTGATCGCCTTCCTAGCTGGCGATGCCTTTCTTCAAGGTGGGCACGCCCCTTCTGATGTGTGATTACTGTGCTTGGATGATTCGCTGAACTTCGGGAGTCATACTGTCATAGCGGAAGACCAGGGCATCTACCACATCGGGGTAGTATTCAACCTGACCAAAGTCACCTGCTGATAGTCGTTCGTTGAAGTCGCTGAAGATCTCCACCAATTCATCACGCTTGACGAGGAGACCATACTGTGTCTGTACCATAGTTCTTATCATTATTTATGTTGTTAGAATCGAATGAACTCATAGGGGATCTGTGTATAGCACAGGAAGATCCTATCACTGCGATCTGGACCCTTCTCCTTAATCTCCCACGCCCACACTGGGCCCAAGTCTTCGAGGAAGAGCGCCTCATCACGCCAAGTGGCATCATCCGGATGTGCTTGCCCGATGAAATCTGCCCTCTCTGATAGTTCTTCAACCAATCGGTGCACATTTTCACAGGATACACACATCTCATATAATCTAATCCCGTCAGTTTGGTACGCCTTAAAGGCACATAGCATACCGTAGGCTATTAGAGCCCGAAGGAGGTGGTCTTTATTGACGTTAGCCCTGATTAGATCGGGCGCCTTAACACTGTTCTCTTCCATATGCGTTCCCTTAATTCTGCGTATTACACTACCTTTGGGGCGTTGGTTATATCGTACCGTATCGGTTTGTATCATCAACACTGCAAAGGTATACACAAATCTTGTAATAATCCAAATTATGTGCACCCATACGATATGGATAAGGCTTATATTCTGAACAAACTAATTGATATATACGCAGATGGCAATAAAAGCCGATTTGCACAAATGATGGGGACTACTCCTCAAAATATAGGTAACTGGATTCGGCGGGGCACGATTCCATACGAAGAGATATACAAGATTTGTGTGGGTGTGAACCCTCATTGGCTACTAACAGGCCAAGGGGAGGTACTTATGTCTCATACACCACAGAGCAATCCCCAACAAGACGCAGCGCCAGCCCAGCTCACGGGGATAATACAAGAGCTTATGAACGAGCTCCGCCAAAAGAACGAAGTGATAGGAGAGCTTAGAGAGCGAATAGGCCGAGCAGACAGCACAATAGAGTCCCTTCAAAGAGAGCTCAATCGCCACGCAAAATCTGCTGGCGATGTGACCTTCGACGAGTCTGCCCGTGCTGTATAG